AGATAGTAGTAGCTTCAGATATTGCCAGATTTGGTGATGATGAAATAGTAATATATGTGGGAAATGGCGGGAAAATTATAGCGCAGGATATAACACAGAAAAAATCAACAATGGAAACTGCTGGAAATATACTGGCATTAAAGAATAAACATAGAGCTAAGATTGCTGTAATAGATGATATTGGGGTTGGGGGGGGAGTTACAGATAGACTTAGAGAAATGGGTTGCAGGGTAATTGCTTTGAATTGTGGGGCGCAAGCTAATCTAAGTGATATATATTCTAATTTAAAGACTGAAATGTGGTGGCATGCCAGAGAAATGTTTAAAGCTGGAATAGTAAGTATACCCAATGACCCAATATTAATAAGACAACTTGGGGCAGTCAGATATATGTATCGTTCTAATGGAAAGATAATGATAGAACCTAAAGATGATTTAAAAAGAAGAATAGGGCAATCACCGGATAGAGCTGATGCTTTAATTATGATGCTCTGGGGTACTAAGTTTATTCGAGGAGAAGCTAATGACTTTAAGAGAACTAATAGAGCTAAGTTTTTTAAAGATAATAAGAACTCTTATGGGTGGAGTTATCATACTAATTATCCCTATGAGGTAGTACATGCCTAATCAAAAAGAAGCAACACAAGATTTAAGAATGACAGAGTATAAAAAGAAGTTTTTAGTAGAGCTTAGACAAAAGATAGCTAATGATGATTCGTCCAGGTCTGAATGGAAATCTAAAATGATCATAGCTAATAATCAAAGGTTGGGTATAAAAAGAGTTACGGATACGCCATATGAGGGCGCTCCTGATATACCACTTCCAGAAGCTGATAAGCTAATAAAAAAAGCATTACCTAATTTAGTATTAAGTGCTTGGTCGCCTAAGACTCTTGCTACTGTAAAAGTTAGAAGTGGAGTAAAAGAAACCCCAGAACTTAGAGAAAAGGCAAGACGGTCTGAAATGGCTTTAAATGATTTGCTTAGAAATAAGATTGATTGGTTTAATAAGTTGTATTTAGCGGCAGATAATGTTAAAGAAAAGGGGCATTGTATATTTAGGGTGTATGAAGAGTTTAAAACAATACAAAGACATAAGAGAATAAGTTTGAATGAGTATCCCAAGGAAGTTATAAAGCAGTTAAAGAGTTTACCAAAAGCTGATAAGAAGCAGTTTGTAGCTGAACGATTTGGATTTGATATAGAAGATGAAGATGATTTAAAGATAATTAATCAGATAATAAAAGATTTTGATAATAAGGAAGAGGTTATAGAGTTTGATTATGAAGATGTTATTTCTATGCCGAATGTAGAGATACCCCTTCCGACTAAGATTATAGTGCCGCCTTATACTAAAGATATAAATAAGGCTAAAAGAATTACTTATGAGTTCTTTCTTACCGAAGAAGAACTAGATGGGTTAATGAGACAAGATACATATAAAGAAAAAGATTTAGAAAAACTTGATTATAAGACTGGGGAATCAGATAGCGTAGAGAAACAGAAAGAAGTTAATGAGGGGGTATCTGATAATGCTTCAGAGAAAGACCTTTATAAGATACACCAGATATTAACATATTTTAGAACTAAGGAAAAGGGCAAGTTTGAGAAATGGGTATTTACATTTTTAGCTGATGTTGCTGATCCGGAAGAAGCTTTATTACAGGAAATAAGATTTCCATATGATTTTGAAGATGGCGGTTGGAATCTAATTAAGCATGATAATGAGATAAAAGACCCTAGATACTTTTCTTCTAGAGGTATTCCAGAACAGATACGCGGTCCGCATGAGATGATGGAACGTGCTATAAATAACATGCTTATACGGGATGAGATAAATAATAATCCTATGTATGAGGTATTAAGTACATCAGAGTTGATGGAAGGGCATATACATTTTGTGCCTGGAGAAAAACTTCCCGTTTCTGTAATAGGTGGGGAAATTAGAAGACTTAATGATCCAATAACGATTGATTTATCATCAGAAAGAATAGCACATCTTTTAAAAGCTTATATAGAAGAATATACTGGGAGTATTGACCAGTTATTTAGAAATGCTACTAATGCTGGAGGTGGCAAGACATTAGGAGAGATACAAGAAGGTGTAAGACAGAACTCTGGGCCTCTTAGTTTAGATGTAATAAGCTGGAATGAATCACTAACAAAAGTATATTCTAAGTTATTTGATATACTTAAAGACAGTTTAAAACCGATATTCTTAGGTGGTATATGGATTACAAGAGAAGATTTTAACTTTCCTGCGGAAATTCGCTCTAATGGTAATTTAGAATTATCGGATAAAGAGCTTGCGACACAAAAAGCCCAAAATAGAATGTTAATAACGGAAAGATTTCTTCAGATAGGGGTATCTAACTTAGAGGATTATTATAATGCGGCTAAAGATTGGTTAGAGAAAGATGGGGTTAAAGATCCTGATATATTTATTACAAATCCAGAAGAAATGTTAACTAATAAGATTTTTCAAATGCAACAAATGGTACAACAGTTAAGCTTACAGGCACAAGGTTTACGGCGGGAAGTAGAAAAAGGTACTAAAGAGATAGCACAGATTAAAAAGACAAATATGAAAGCACGGGCGAATAAAATAGCCGAATACCAGGAGGCCATAAATGGGATACGACCCAAGGGAAATGCAGCAACAGTTCAAGGATAAAAAGAAAAGATATTTTGAGCAAATAACTTTGGGACAAAGAGTACAAGCTACATTAAGTACTAAGGGTTGGCAGGAAGTCATAAAACCACTTATAGAAAAGATGATAGTAGATGTAGTAGGTGGGAAACAAGGTGATACTTGGAATAATGGGTTGCTATCCCGAGCCAGAAGTGATGAAAAAAGAGAGTTTTACATAGGATATAAACAATTTGGTATAGACTTATATAATAGAGTACAAGCCTATGTATATAATATACAGGTAGCAGAAAATAAAATAAAAGAGATTCAAGACATAGAATCTTCTAAGACTGTTAAGCAACAGATTAGTTCTTATGATAGGAGTAAAAATGCCTTGTAAGGGTAAGAAAAAGAAAAAGAGAAGAAAGTAATGGCTAAGATTGGCATGGATTATGAAGTTGTTAAGAAGAAAGTCAAACATTTTAGTAAACTTAAGGCAAAGAATATAGATATGCAGACTAATATACTTAACAGCTTACGTAATCAATGTAAGCTTAGAGATGGTGAGAAAGCGCTAATAGAGTTAGATAAAGAATGTGGATTTGATAATAATAATCATTCTGTGTCTCGATTAGGTTATTCAAAATGTTATGAAGAAAGATTTGAGGGTATTTTTAGAAAGAAATAGAAAAGTGCGTAGTAGTATTCTTGCTATTTCTAATTTAATAATAAAAAAGATTTCTGAGAAATCTAAAACTCTGTAAAGTTTCTGGGAACTATAAACTCTGAGAAAGGGCAATAAAATGCCAGAAAAAACAACTACATTAGCTACGACAGAGGCTACAACTGAGGCTGCGCCAAAAGGTGTAACTTCGGAACAAGCTGTTGAAACAAAAATAGGTGAAACTGAATCGTTAGATACGAAACAGAAAATGGAAACATCAGAATCCACAGAAGAAACACCTGCTTCTATAGAAACTGATGACTTAGATGGAAAAGATATATCTGAGGCTAAAAAGCCTGGTTGGCAGAAGCGTATTGATAAGCTTACCGCTAAAGTTTATGAATTGACAGATAAATTAGAGAAGTATGAGGGAAAAAAAGTAGAGGAAGAAGCCGAAGAGAAAGTCTATACCGAACAAGAGTTATTTAAAGCTCTTAAAAAAGGTATGGAAGAAGGCGACCAAGAGCTTGTTTGGGAAGTAATGAAGACTTATAATAAGCAAACGGTTGATGCTCTAAGGAAAGAATATACTAATGAACAGAAACGAGTAGCCGAGCAGATAAAAGAGCAGACTACAGAGTGGAAGTATGTTAAGGATAACTATTCTCATCTTTCTGACCCAGACGAGCCTGAAATCTATAAAGGTTCAAGACAAGAACTTGACCTAAACGATAATAAGAGCTTGTTATTCCGTACTGCTACTAAACTGTATAACTCTGAAGAACCAGAGTTGAGGAAAAGATATAATAAACTTGGTGGACAAGAGCTCGCGGTAGCTGACGCTTTAGCTAAAGTTCTTAAGCGAAGAAAAGATAAATCACCAGCAAGTAGTAATAAAGAAGATGTTCTTAAGAGAGCATTAGATAAAGAAAGGCGCAAATATTCTTTGACTTCTCCTTCTACTGAAAAAGAAGAAACAACTGAAATTAGACCTCAAACAGAGAATGATAAGATTGAAGAATATTTAAGCGAACGAAAGAAGTTTATTTCCGAGAGGACGTAATTTATGGGACAACAAATATGGATGACTGACTCTCTGGGTGGATATTTACATTCTGACCAGTTTTCAAAGGATATTAGGCATAGAGCCCAGCCTTTAATGAAATTTAGACAGTTTGTGGATATGGAAAATGCTATAGGTAAAAACCGTGGTGATACAGTCTTATTCGATAAGATTAGCAATATCTCTACGGCTGGTGGCACGCTTTCAGAAACCGCTACTATACCTAAGAGAAATTTTACTATTACCCAGGGTTCAATATCTGTTACTGAGTATGGTAATGCTATACCTTTTACACTAAAGGCTCAAACTTTAGCGCAGGTTAGTGTACCAGACAATATAAAGACAGTATTGAGAAATGATATGGCGAAAGTGCTTGATTCTGCAGCTGCGGCTCAGTTCAAGACTTCCGATAATAAATGTACTGTAGCTAATACAGCAATTACATCATTTAGTACTTCAGGAACAGCTTCGGCTACTTCCTCAGGTTCAATGTCTGATAAGAATGCAAGAGACGTTGTTGATAGGATGAAAGGTACTTTATTAATTCCTCGTTATGATGGTGAGAATTATATTTGTATCGCTTCTACCAACTCAATAAGAGGTCTCTATGATTTCTTTGAAGCTAAGATAATGCAGACTAATGCAAGACCTTTATTTACGGGTGAAGTTGGTTTGTATTATGGTTGCCGTTTTATAGAAGAAACTAATGTATTGAAGAATACACTTGGTAGTGGTTCTGTAGACGGTGAAGCGGTGTTCTTTGGTGGCGATGCTGTAAGAGAAGCTATTGTTATACCAGAGGATGTCAGGATTGATCTACCGAAAGATTTTGGTAGAGACCAGGCTATAGCTTGGTATTACTTAGGTGGCTTTGTGAAAACTTGGGATTACAGTGATGATTCTGAGGAACATATTATCCACTTAACATCTTTATAAGGAGAATAATATGAATTATTCAGACCCTAAGTATGGATTAAAAAGAAGAATTGTTGTTGGCAAAGCGCATGATTTTGCTATAACGGGTAAACAGGAAGGTATAATTAGTTTTAATACGAAAACTAAGATATACAAGTTTGGTATTATCCCGTGGGCAACATTATGCAGGGCTTCCACAACAGCACAAACTGTTCTTGAAACAGAAGAAGGTACAGCTTTAGGTAACTGGAATCTGTCAGGTGGAGAACAAAGTCTTATTGCGGGGGATGCAACTGGTGCTACTATTACTGCTACTACAGTGGCAGCTGGTCGTTCGGTTGCATTTAATCTGGTTGAGGCTGGTTCATCTGGCTCATTCTTTTGGTTTGTTGATGCGGCAGAACAATTTGATGCTGGAGATAGCGCATAGTTAAAGTATGGTAGGGGGGGGGACATTTTGTCCCTTCCCCGATACTATATAGACAGTTTCTAAATATGAGACTGTATGAAGATTTTAGTTGTATCAGAACGAAGTTGTATAAGAACACTTAAACAATTACTTGCTTTAGGAGCAAAACATGAAGTACACTTAATAACTAAGCGGATTTCGGGTTATCCTAATGTCAGAACCACTACTTATTATAATGGAGAAGTAGATAGTTTAGCAAATGCACTCTTATTATATAAAGATGTAGATATAGTATATGCGGCAAGTGAACCCTCATGGGTTCTTTTTGAAATAAAACGAGTTCTTTCTAATAAAAAGGTTGTATTAGATATACACGATGCCCAGATTTGGCGTTCGAAAGAACCTGAATTACAGTCGGCAGAAGAAAGATTAGCTTTTAACTGGGCTGACGCACTCGTTGTTCCATCAGAAACTTGTAAGGAGATTCTCCAGAGAGAGTTTTTGCTATCTAAACAACCTATTGTTGTTTTACCTCCATATGTAAATGAGCATTTCTATGACAATATAGCTTGGGTTCGTAAGGGTGGAATAGTCTATCAAGGACGTATTGATATTCCCTCGAGTCCAGACTTTATGAACTATACTAAAATGGATAAACTGGCGAAAGAATTAAATAAAAATGGAATACCATTTCATATATATTGTCCGTTAAATGATAGAAATGAAGAATTAAAGAGTATTTATGAGCCAATTGCTATATGGCATAAAGGTAAATCCTATGAAAATCTTATAAAGACATTAGGATTTCATGATTGGGGGATATGCGGTAACTTAGACCAATTTAGAGAATGGGATTTAGCTATGCCTAATAAACTTTTCGAGTATATGGCTGGTGGTATACCTATTATAGCATTAAACGCTAAGGAATCAGGTAATTTCATAGAAAAACATGGTATAGGTATATCAGTCAGAACTATTGATGAAATTAAAACTCGTTGGGACGAACGAGAACAATGCCAGCGAAATGTATTCTTAAAAAGATTTGATTTTACTATGGAAAAGCATATTCATATAGTTGAGGACTTACTTAAAAATTGCCTAAGTTAACATTATAAATATAATGGAGCAGGGACAATAGTTAATAACTTTGTTTATAAAAATTGTAAGAATAAAAAAATGCATTCATCTTAAGAGCTTTCTGATTGGTAGATAAATGTGGCAAAAAAAGATTAAAAAAACTATATTTACTCTTAATATAGATAATTATGACCAGAGCATTAGAGAGATAACATATCCGCTTATTAGTAAGTATGCAGAGAAAATAGGTGCTTATTTTTATATTATAAAAGATAGAAAGTTCCCAGATATGCCGGTAGTATATGAGAAACTTCAAATATATGAGTTAGCGCAACAAATGGAAAATGATTGGAATATATATATTGATTCAGATGCTCTTATACATCCAGATTTAATGGATATTACAACTTTAATACCAAAAGATACGGTAATGCAGTGGGGGAGCGACCCAGTTACAAGAAGATTTAGAAATAATAGATATTTTTTAAGAGATGGGCGAAGTATAGGTTGTTGTAATTGGTTTACAATAGCAAGTGATTTATGTATAGACTTATGGAAACCTCCGGATGAAACATTAGAAAGCTTAGTTAATGAGATTTATCCCATCGCACCAGAGGAAACTAAGAATATAGATAGAAGCCATTTTATAGATGATTATGTATTATCCTATAATATAGCAAAGTATGGTTTAAAGTATACAACTCTTAAAAATAAACTTATAGATTTAGGGCAAAAAGATTGTGAATACTTTTGGCATTACTATCTTTGTAATAATGATAAGAAAATAGAAAAAATGAAACAAGTATTGGCTCGATGGGAATTTATGGCTAAGAAGAAATTACATCCTTTGGAATCTAAAGAGAAAATATGAAAATACTTTGTGCTAGTAATTGGAATAATACATGGATACCTTATTGGACTAAATATCTTGAATCAAGAGGACATAAGGTTAAATGGTTAATAGGGCGCAAAGAAGATTTTGAGATAGATTATGATTGGTGTGATGTAATACTTTGTATGTGGGCCATTGGATGGGCTAATATATTATCTAAATTTAACAAGCCTTTATTTATTATACACCGTTCTTATGAAGTTTTTAATGATGTTAGAGGTTCAGTACAAGATATTAATTGGAATAATGTAAAACGATTATTTATGCTGAATGAATCACATTATGAGTTATTTAAAAAGCAAGTTTCTTATATCCAGCCTACTTTTATTAAAAATGGTATAGATTTAGATGAGTGGACTTTATTTAAAAGAGAACATAATCATAATATTGCATGGATAGCTAATATTGACCATAAAAAGGGAGAGATGTTAGCTGCTCATGCTATAGCAGAATTACAAAAGATAGATCCATTAGTTCAGTTGTATCATATAGGAAAAATACAATCAAATCGTATAGAATTATATCTTAATAATATAGCACCTTATATGAAATCAACCTGGTATTCTGAGGGGTATCATAATAGCCACAAATTTGTTTTGGACTTTCTTAAAAATAAGAAGTATATATTTAGTTCTTCTCTTGTTGAGGGGCATCCAATGAATATTCTGGAAGCTATGGCAACGGGATGTAAACCCTTAATACATAGATACCCTGGAGTAGAATATCAGTTTCCTGAAAGGTATATATGGACTA